TAACGCCTCGATGGTGATCTATGACGAGCTCCACGCCGCGCCCGATCGCCGGCTGTATGACGTGCTGTCGACGAGCATGGGCGCCCGGCATCAGCCGCTGTTGTTGGTGATTTCCACGGCCGGCTATGACCGGCATTCGATCTTGTGGGAACTCTATTGCCACGCGAAGAAGGTGCAGGAGAATCCGGCCATTGACCCGACGTTTCTTCCGATTCTGTATGAGGCGCCGATCGACGCCGATTGGACATCCGAGAAGGTGTGGAAGAAGGCGAATCCCGCGTTAGGCGACTTTCGGAGCCTCGAAGAAATGCAGATTGTGGCCGCGCGGGCGCAAGCGATTCCGGCGCAGGAGAATACCTTTCGTCGCTTATATCTCAACCAATGGACGGAGCAGGCGAGTCGCTGGATTGCGCTTGACGCGTGGGACGGGTGCCGCATCGATGACGCACGCCGAATATCGGCATAGTTTGAAAGGCCGGGCGTGTTATGCCGGGCTCGACCTCTCGAGCACGAAGGATCTGACGGCGCTCGTCGGCGTGTTTCCCGATGGGACGGGCTTCGATGTGCTGCCAGAATTCTTCGTCCCGGCGGACCATATTCCGGAGCGGGCGCGCCGGGATCGGGTGCCGTATGACCTCTGGGCGCGGGAGGGGCTCCTGAACGCCACGCCGGGGAACTCGGTCGACTATGAATACGTCCGCCAGACCGTCTTAGGCTGGGCGCGGCTGTTCGACCTGAAGTGCCTGGGCGTCGATCCGTGGAATGCACGCGGGCTCATCACCCAGCTCGGCGAGCAGGATGGCTTGACCGTGGTGGAAATCCGGCAAGGGTTCGCGAGCCTCTCGGGGCCGGCGAAAGCGCTGGAGATGGCGATCCTCTCGAAGCGCTTACGCCACAATGGCCACGCGGTGCTGCGGTGGTGCGTGGGGAACGTCGCGATCGAGACGGATGCCGCCGGAAACATCAAACCGAGTAAAGCGGCGAGCACGGAGCGGATCGACGGCGTGGCCGCGCTCGTGATGGCGATCGACCAGATGGAACGAAACCAACATATGGGCTCGACCGAGTATGCGGTGCTGGTTGTATGACGCGGCGCCCGGGCCGGCCGCGCGTGGAGGTGCGGAAGCCGAGAGACGGGGCGATCGTGTCGGCGTGGGTGACGACGAAGGAATACGACACCATCTGCAAACAGGCCGCGCATTACGACATGACGATCTCGCAACTCGTGCGGCTCTGGCTGCAATTCCGAATTAATAGTTCTTAATTTCCCACCGGATCACCCCACTCGCCGTAGTATGGCCGGCGCGCATGCACCGGGCCTATAGTGTCCTCTCGGTTAAGTCGATCGATGCCGATCGACGGGTGATTACTGGCATTGCGACGACGCCCGCGATCGACCGTGTCGGCGATGTGGTCGAGCCGCTCGGCGTCACGTATCAGAATCCACTCCCGCTGTTACTCCATCACGACCAGACGCAACCCGTCGGATCGGTGACGTTCGATACGCCGACGGCGACGGGCGTGACGTTTACGGCGTCCCTGCCGTTTGTCGCCGATGCCGGGGCCGTGCGCGATCGCGTCGAGGAAGCCTGGCATTCGCTGAAGGCCGGCCTGATTCGCGGTGCGTCGATCGGGTTTAAGCCGCTGGAACTGAAGCCGCTGAAAGGCGGCCGGTATCACATTCTGAAATCCCTGGTCGCGGAGCTGTCCCTCGTGACGGTGCCCGCGAACCTCGAAGCCACCGTCCTGACCGTGAAATCGGCCGCCACAGGAGCACCTATGACGATTCAACAGCAGATCACCGAGTGCCAGACGAAACGCGCGGCCGAAGTCGCCGTCATGGCGAAGATGCTCGAAGACGCCGGCACCGAACCGCTCGACCTGCTCGGGGCGGCCGACTATGACGCCCGGAAAGATCGCGTCACGGGCTTCGATAAGCAGCTCGAACGGCTCGCCGACCAGGAGAAGCTGAACGTGACGAACATCCGGCGCATTACGCCGGCCGGCGCCGCGGTGCCGCACCTCGAGGTCAAGTCGAACGTGCCCGAGTGGGTGCCCTTTATCCGTTACGTGAAGTGCCTCGCGATCGGGCGCGGCGATTCGATGCGGACGATCGACACCGCGAAGACGTTCACCGATACGCCGGAAGTCGAGTGGATGGTGAAAGCGGCGGTGGCGGCCGGCACGACCACCGACGCGACCTGGGCGGGCCCGCTGGTGCCCGTCACGCCGTCGACCTCGGCGTTCCTCGAACTGGGATGACCGAAGTCCCGGCGAATACGTCGGTGAACTCGCAGACCGGCGGCGGCACGTATGGGTGGGTGGGGGAAGGCGCCCCGAAGCCCGTCACGGCGGCGCAATTCGGCACGCTGACCGTGCCGTTCCACAAAGCGGCGGGGATCATCGTGCTGACGGAAGAACTCATCCGCAATTCGGCGCCGTCGGCCGAAGCGCTCGTGCGCAAGGAAATGATCGACGGGCTCACGCGGTTTCTGGATGCGCAGTTCATTACGCCGAGTGTGGCGCTCGTCGCGGGCGTCAACCCGGCGTCGATCACAAACGGCGCCGCCACGGCCGCGGCCTCGGGCGCCACCGGTGCGGCGGCGAAGGCTGACCTACAGAAGGCAGTCACCGCCTTCACGACGGCGAATCTGCCCCTGTCGGAATCCGTCTGGATCATGAACGAGGCGAACGCGTGGGGGCTCTCGCAGTCCCTGAACGCGCTCGCGCAACCATTGTTCGCCGGGGTTAGCCCGTCGGGCGGCACACTCTACGGCCGGCCCGTCGTCATCAGCAACACCGCCGGGTCGAACGTGATCCTCGTGCATACGCCGTCGATTCTCTACGTCAACCAGGGCGGCCTGCGCATCGATGTCAGCCGGGAAGCCTCGATTCAGATGGACTCGGCGCCCGTCAATCCGCCGATCGATACGACCGTGTATCGCTCGATGTTCCAGGAGAACAAAGTCGCGTTCCGCGTGGAACATGCGACGACCTGGCTGAAGGCGCGGACGGCGGCGGTCTACTACCTCAGCGCAGCGGCCTATACCGGGGCGTAAGGATCGTGGAGCAGGACACGATCACCCTACGCTCGCCGCACAACGGGGACACGATCGCCGTGTCCCCGGCACTGGCGGCGCAGCTCGAGCCGATCGGATTCACGCGAGTGGAACTGCCGAAGGTGCCGCCCCGTGCTGTTAAAGATTCTCGGAAAAGAATTTGAACTGTCGCTGAAAGCGGCAACCCCGCAGCCGCTCATCATGGGCGGCGGCTGGCGCACGATTGTCGAGGAGCCCTATACCGGCGCCTGGCAGAAGAACGATCCGATCACCGTCGAATCCGCGCTCAGTAATCCGAGCGTGTTCGGCTGCGTGTCGGCGATCAGTGCGGACATCGGGAAGATCGCGCCGCCCCTGCTACTCGAACGGGATCCCCAGGGCTTCTGGTCCGAGACGACGAACTCGGCATATACGCCCGTCTTGCGCACGCCGAATCCCTATCAGACCGCCCAACAGTTCACCGAACAGACCGTGCTGAGTCTGTTGCTCTACGGCAACGCGTATCAGTGGAAACACCGCGATGCGCGGGGCGTGGTCGATCAACTGTTCGTCCTGGACCCGGCGCGCGTGAAGGTGCTCACCGCGCCCGATGGCAGCGTGTATTACGAACTGCAGGCCAATGATCTCGCCGGCCTGACCGATCGCACCGAGCCGCTCATCGCCCCGGCCAGCGAGATCATCCATGTGCGGATCAATTGTTTCTTTCATCCGTTGATGGGCCTGTCGCCGCTGTATGCCGTGGCCGGGGCCGTGTCGCAGGCCGGCGCGATTCAGTCCAGCTCGACGGCGTTCTTTGCGGGCGGCGGGCGCTCACCCTTCGCGCTGATTGCGCCGACGAAGCTGGACCCGAACTCGGCGGAACGGGCGCGCGAGGAAGCGAGTAAGTTCAAAACCAGCGGCACGATGATTCTTGAACTCGGCATGCAGATCGTGCCGATGCCGACGACGGCGGCCGATTCCCAGCTCATCGCGCAACTCGGGTGGACGGAGGAAACGATCGCGAAATGTTTCCGCATGCCGATCTCGCTGTTGAACTCGGCGAAACAGCCACCCTACGCGAACGCGGAAGCGACACAGCTCCAATACAAGTCCTGCCTGGAGCCCTACATGGTGAGCCTCGCGAACGGGCTCACGACGGGGCTCGAACTCCCGCTGTCGCTGAAAGTCGAATTCGATGACACGCTCTTAAGCTGGATGGACACGGCGACGCGGACGGCGGCGGCGCAAAAGGCGATCGTCTCCGGAATGTCGCCGAACGAAGTGCGCGCGACGTATTACGACCTGCCGCCGGTGGCCGGTGGCGAGCTGCCGTATCTTCAACAGCAGAATTGGCCGGTAGCGGAACTCGCCGAGCGGACGGAACCCGCCGACACCCTCGCCGTTTCGCCCGTCGAGGCCGAGGTGGTGGTGCCATGACGCTCGACTTTTCGCGCGTGACGCTACCGGCCCTCTGGACCGTCGACCAGGCCAAAGTCCATCTGCGCATTACCAGCACGGCGAACGATGCCGACATTCAACAGAAGCTCACGACGGCCCAAGAAGCGATCTTGGCATTTCTCGGCCCGTTCGCCGATCCGACCTGGACCGCGGCGACGGCGCCCGCGTCCGTGACGCACGCGATCCACTTGCTAACGGCTTACCTCTACGAAGACCGTGGCGACGGGGAGATCCCGTCACCGTGGCCGAAGATCTACGACCTGCTCGCGGCGTATCGCGATCCCACGGTGAAGGCATGAGCCGCGGCGACTATCGGCATACCGTGACGTTCCAGAATCCCGGCCCGGCCGTGCCCGATGGCGACGGCGGGTATACGCAGAGCTGGGTCGATCTGGTGCCGGCGTCGTGGCGCGTCAGCATCACGCCGGCGACCGCGCGTGATCTGGAACGGGTCGCCGCGGGCTCGGTGATCAGCTCGGCCTCGCACCTCGTGCGCGGTGACTTCCATCCCGACGTGACGACGAAGACCCGGATCGTGTTCGATGGGCGGCAGTTTTCGATCACCGGGAAACAGAATCCCGAGGAGCGCAGCATCACGATGGAATTGCTGGCCGTCGAGGTGGTGCCGTAATGCCGGTGCAACTCACGATCAAAGGCATCGACGATCTGAAGCGCGCGCTCGCGGATCTGCCGCCGCAGCTGAAGGCCGATGCCACCGTGATCGTGCTCGACAACGCCCACAGTGCCGCGGCCGATATTCGCAGCCAGTATCCGAAGGGGCTCACGGGGAACTTGCAGAAGGGCGTCAAGGTGCGGGTGCAGGAAGTGGGGCCGCTCTCGGTCGCTGCGCAAGTGCGGAGCGGCGCGCCGCATGCGCACCTGTGGGAGTTTGGCACCGAAGCGCGACATACCAAACTCGGCTGGAATCGCGGCGTGATGAAGCGCCCGCCGGCGCCCGTGTTCATTCCCACGATGATCAAGTATCGGCGGCTGATGTATCGGAAGCTGGCCGAGATCATCGAGAAACAGGGGCTCACCGTGAAGCTCGGCGACGAGGCGGCCTAATGGCGGATACCTCGGACATTGCGAGCGCGCTGATTGCGAAGCTGGGGAGCGATGCGGAGCTGCTCTCGCTCTGTCCGAACGGCGTCTACTGGGACGAAGCGCCGCCGGGCTCCACACGCTTTGTGATCGTCGCCTTCATCAACGCGATCGATCGCGGCGTGTTCGGCCGGCGGGCGATCGAAGAGGGGATCTACTTGGTCGAAGCGCGCATGCTCTCGACGGTGCAGGGCGCGAACATCAAGCGCGCGGCGGCGCGGATCGATGAACTCCTCGAAGATCAACCGCTCACCGTCGCCGGCTATACCTGGTCGACGATGCACCGCGTCGAGCCCGTGCGCCTGACGGAAGTCGATGAAGTCGATCCCTCGATACGCTGGAACCGGCGCGGCGGGCAATATTTTGTCGAGATGAGTCACACCGACGCATAAAAGGAGAAGAGTCAATGGCCATTATCAGCGGACGCTACGGAAGTGTGATGTGGGATCCCGCAGGGACGACGCCGGTTGAGATCCTCTCGTTGAATGCCTGGACCGCCGATTTCAGCACCGAGTTCGAGGACGTGACCTGCTTCGGGGCGGTAAATCGCGAGTATCTACCGGGTTTGAAAAATGCCGAGGGCACGCTGGGAGGATTTTTCAATTCTGCGGAGTTCGCCTTGTTCGAGGCGGCCGAACAGGATACGCCTGGCTTGCTGAAGCTCTTGCCGAGTAGCACCGAAGCGACGGTGTATTGGAGCGGCCCGGCCTACATGGATGCGAGCATCGATGCGAGTCTCCAGGCGCCGAAGGTGAGCGGGAAGTGGAAAGCGGCGGGGCCGTTTGTCCTTAACGAAGGCGTGATGTCCGCCGAGGCCGCCGCCGCACGCCGGCGCCGGCTAGAGCGCAGGCCGCAGGTCGACAACACGCTGCCCGCCGAACCGGCGGCGTAAAGCGTGTTCGAGTCGCTGACGATTCACGGCGGCGCGGGCTCCGTCCTGTGGGGCTACCGTGTCGCCGTGGAGCTCACCTCGTGGCGGATCACGCGCGTGAAGGATGAAGGCGGCGCCTGGATTCTGCGGGGCACGATTGCCCGTATCGATAAATTCCAGGCGCGGCAGGCGCCGCTCCTGTTCACGGCGCCGCGGCCGAACGGCTTCTGGGCCTGGCCGATTGACGCGATCGACATCGGGGAGACGAGTCTACGGGCACACTTGGGACCGCCGGAGCGGTAAAGGAGCTGATCACATGGGCCGGAATCGCATTGTCTCGCCGGGCACCGTTCGTCTGCCGTTATCCGACGGCGATTTCCTCACCGTGGTCCGCGAACTGAACGCGGGCGAATACATCGACCTACTCACGGCGCAATCGGCCGGCAAGTTTCTCTCGAAGCAGATCGCTTACCTCGTGAGCTGGACGCTGGTCGGCGTGAACGACGCACCGATCGCGTATCACCTTGGCATGTCGGTCGACGAGCGGCTGGATACCTTGCGCAGTCTCGACACGGCGACCATTACCGAAATCGTCGAGGCGATTAAGCAGCACGAAGCGGCCGCTGAACTCGCGCTCGCAGAAAAAAAAACAATCCCCGAACCCGCACTCGCATCATGACGGATCTCGCGATCGTGCGGATCACGGGGCTCAGTTACACCGACGTCCGCACGTTACCGCGTGAGGTATACGAAGTGATTGTCGAAGACCTCAACAAGCACACCGAGAAGCAGGAAGCGGAGCCCGCCTGATGGCTGCGCTCACCGGCGTGATGACGGCGGATTTTACCGGCTTCCTGACCGAAGTCGATAAGTCCGTGGTGAAGTTGAAGCAGCTCGAATCGGCGTCCGACCAGACCTCGGCCGGGATGCAGGAATTCAGTCACGGCATCAACCAGGTGGATCAATCCCTGAGTGCCGTTGGGATCAACATCGGCAAGCCGGTGAAAGCGTTGCAGGAACTGAGCGCGCTCGCCGGCAAAAACGTCGGCGATATGGGCCTGCCGGCTTTGGCGGGCTCGATGGCGACGGCGGCGGTCGCGGGCTATGAACTCGGGCAAGGCATCATCACGCTCTCTGGCTACTTTGGGGTCGACCTCGTGAAGTCCGTCGGGGATGCGACGGCGAAGCTCGTCGGCTGGGGGGATCTCGCCGGCGAGACGGCCGCCGCGAAAGCGATGAACTTGGCCCGCGCGTCCGAGATTGCCGGGCGGGCGATCACCGATGTCGGCGAAGCCTTGCGGATCGTCACGAAGCACAACGCCGACACGAATCAAAGTTTCAACACCGGCGCGCAGCGGGTCAAAGAGTGGGAGGGGGAACTCTCGCGCGTGCGCAGCCAGTTGCCGGCCATCACGGCGGAACTTAAGTCGCACAACTCGACGAATAAAGAAATCGCCGAGCACTACGGCATCAGCACACGCGCGCTGGAATACTACAACCGCACGATCACCGAGAGCGCAAAGGCGCAGAAGGCGTGGGCGGACGAAGCGAAGCCGCGGTATGAAGCCCTCGCGCGGGCGCAAGAAGAGATCAATAACGCCGGCCTCGGCTGGCAGAAAACCATCGCGGCGATTGATCCCACGATCGCCGCGCACGCGACAAAACTCCTCGCCCTCGATGTGTCGATGGGATCGATCGCGACGAAATACGGGCTGACCGCCGCGCAAGTCCAGGCGCTGGATAAGAGCATGCAATACAACACGGCGACAATGGCCGTCACCGAACCGGCGCTCGGCACGCTCGACGCCTGGATCAAGACCAACTACGCCGACACGAAAGCGTGGAACTCGGAATGGCGGTTCACGTCCGAAGTCATCGGCGAGAAGGTCAACCCGGAGATCGAGAAACTGACCGAGAACATTGAGCAAGTCTCGACGGCGATGAAGGAAGCCGAATCCTTTCTCGGGCCGAAAGGCGGGGGCGGCGCGATCGACACGTCGGGGATGACGATCCCGAACAACGACGAACTGTGGCGGCAATACAACGCGACCCATATGGGCTCGCAGGTGGGGGGCGGGGAAGATGTCCTCTCCTATGGGTTGCGCACCGGCCTCATCCACCGGCCGGGCAGCGGCTACAATGCGCCGTCGATCTCGAACGTCTTCAACATCGTCGACACCGA